AGCTTTAATCGGTTTTACCGGTATTTTAGATGAGAAGAACTTTGCACTAAATCGTGCAGGTGGTCTATTAGCCAGTGATTTACCGAATACCAAAGTGGAGCGTGTGGCACCACAAATGCCACAACAACTTTTTGAAGTGATCCATGAAGTGGACGCCATGTTTGCAGAAGCGTCTGGAATTTCATCGGTACTCTCTGGACGAGGTGAGCAAGGTGTGCGATCTGCCGGACACGCTTCACAACTAGCACGACTAGGTTCTTCACGTGCGAAGAAACGAGCGATTATTGTCGAAGACGCACTGGAAAAAATAGCAACCTTGTATTTAAAACTGATGCGTGTGTATGATGGCACTCACTACAATGACGTAGATAATATGCCGTTTATTGCTGAACAATTTACCGATGATTTTGTGGTCAAAGTAGACGCACATTCTAACAGTCCAATCTTTACTGAAGATTTACGACAACTTGCCTTCAATCTCTTTAAAGCGCAAGCGATTGATCGTGAAGGTCTCATTGATTTGCTTGAACCTCCAATGAAACAATTACTCAAAGAGAAGTTACGAGCAAATGAAGAACAGCAGGCGGCAATGATGGCAATGATGCCACCAGAACAACAAGGAGGAAGTAAAGAACCTCCTCCTGCTGCTACGGCACCAGAACCTGACATGGGAGAATAGTATGGAAGATAAAGCAAGTATGGTTACACCCAAAGCCGATCAACCTAGAATGGAATCTAGTCAATTGACACGATTAGATGCACCAGCCAATTTAGAGTATCGTGTCCAAGGGATGAGAAACTATGGCGGACGTGTAGGCGATCGTGCTTATCGTTCAAATAAACGCGGTTTTTAGGAGAATAAAATGAGAAAAGGTCGCAAGTGCAGAAAATAAATGTTGACAAGTGTTATTTAATTTGTTTATCATTTTTTGTATTATGATAAGATATGCTTATCAAACATGAGGATTAAGTTATGGAACAACCTTCACAAGAATTGTTAAGAATGATGGAAAGTCCTGAAAAGACAACTCCAGAGCCAACGGAAGATGTATCCGTTACCGAAACTGAAACAATCATGTCAGGAGATGAAACCGCTCCAATGGCATCTCCAATGTCAACTCCAGAACCAAAAATGGGTTCACGCGAAGGTGCATTAATCAATGTGGGTATGGCAATGGATTTACTTGAACAATCTCTAGCTGCTTTAGGTGTAGATACCAATGAAGGCACCAAAGTATTAAAAGCCTTAAATTCACTCACCAATGTAGTGGGTCAAAGAAAATCAAGCATAAACGAATTGCAGCAATCTGAAATTGCTCAGATGTTACAATCTTTACCACAGGCTGGTGGCGCAACACCTGAGAGTAAAGCATTAGCAGCCGCGCCACAAATTCCTGGAATGGGAGGTCCTGCAGGCTTACCCGCAGCACCAGGAGCTATTTAACTTTTATAGGAGTAAAACCATGGATTTATTTAAACCGAGAGCGGCAGGCGCTCCAAGAAGACCAACTGATAACAATCAGCAAAATGGTCAGATCGTAAACACACCTCGTTATGCAGAGTTTGGCGGATTAGACGGTGCAGCAAAAACTGGTCCAAAAAATAAAATGGCTGTGCAAAAACCAGGTGATGGTAGAAAAGTAATTTAATTTTATAGGGGATGATGATGAGCTTAGAAGACTTACCTGTTGAGCAACGAAACGAGCTAGCAGCTTTAGCTAAACAATTAGCGGAAAATCCAGAAACTCGTAAAGATTTTTTACGTTTAACTAAAAAAGCTAAGCCAGATCTACCGATTCCTGAATTAGAGATTGAGGATGCGACAACAAATGCAGTCTCTAAGGCTTATGATCGAGTAGAACAATTAGAACAAAAATTACGCGAACGCGATGCCGTCGATAAATTAAAAGACAGACGTCAAGACTTATTTAAAAAAGGTTTGGCGAGTGACGATAAAGATATTGAAGCCATCGAAAAAGTGATGTTGGAAAAAAATATTCCTAATCACGAAACAGCAGCGGAATACTGGAAGTGGATGCGTCAATCTGATGCGCCTACTCCAAATACGAGTTACAATCCTTCAGCAATTAGCAAGTTTGATCTTTCTAAATATTGGAAAAATCCTACTGCAGGTGCTAGGGACGAGGCATTTAAAGCACTAAACGAGCTTAGAAAAAATCCTAAGCCCATTGGACTTTAAATTGAGTAAAGGGGATATAATTATAAACGGAGATAAACTATGGCTATAGGTGGTGGTATTCTTCCGGCTTCAGGTTCAACACAATTAACGGAGTTGACATACGTCACTCGTAGAGCGTTTATTCCAAAGCTGGTCGTACAACTTTATAACAGCACCCCATTAATGGCAGCGTTGATTGCTAACAGTCAACAAGCTTCTGGTGGTGTTTCTTCAGTAACGGTTCCTGTTCAAGGTTCTCAATTTGTAAATGCACAATGGTCTGATTACAGTGGTTCTTTTAATCAACCATCTGTACAACAAGGTGCATACAATGCTGAGTTCAACTTGAAATTGATGATTGCTCCTGTTCCTTTCCTCGGTATGGAAGGCGCAGTACAGCAAGACGCAGCAGTGATTCCATTGATTGAAGCTAGGATGAATGATGCAACCAACGTAATGATGGATGCGATGGCGACTTCATTGTACAATAACACAAGTAATACACAGCAGTTTACTGGCTTGCCAGCAGCTGTGAGCGATTCTGGTACCTACGGTAACATTGATCGTTCTACATATACTTGGTGGAAATCTAAGGCGTATGCTGCAGGTTCTGTAAATCCTACACGTCAAAACATTTTACAGTACATTTCAGGAACTGTTAAAAACAGTGCTGAAGTACCTAGCTTTGGTGTGTGTGGTTTTGGTACTTGGACATTATTAGCTCAAGATTATGTTGGTCAAGAACAGTATGTAATCACTCCAGGTTCTGGATTCAGTGATTCAACTGACGGACCACAAGCTGCATTTAGAGCTTTAATGGTCGCTGGGGTGCCAATCTATCCAGACCCATACTGCCCAGAAGGTACAGTGTATTTCTTGAATACAAATTATTTATCATTGTATATCCATGAACAAGGTTCATTTGTATTTACAGGTTTTGAATCTACATTACCGAACTGGCAAATTGGCTACGTGGGCGCAGTATTAACTATTGCGGAATTGGTGAATACGAAACCTAAATCCATGACTAAGGTTACTGGATATAACTCATTAACAATTTAAGGAGAATAAGTTATGTCATTAGCAACCAATAAAATTTTAGTCACAGGTACTGATACCAATACGGCAGCAGCCTATTTTCAAACAACAACTGTTTCTGCTTCAACAGGTGGTACTGTTATCCCTGCAGGCGTATATGTGATGTTCCCAACAGCGAACGTTACAGTGACTGCAAATAACGGTACAACTGTGGCTACAGTTATGGCAAACAATACAGGTGGTGTTGTGATTTCTGACGGTCAAAACGTGTTTGCGACCGCAGCATCTGGCACAATTTCTGTAACATTGTTAGCTACTAACGGTGGTTTAGCAGTAAGCGGCACTTATAACACTTAAGGAGATACGGTATGATAGCGAATCATGTTGGTGCCTTATACCCGGATCGTTTTAATAGCATTGCTTTAGGCAAAGTTCAAGCAGCGTCTGTCGGTTCAACTGGCAACGCTGTGGTGACGATTCCGATTACACAAGGTTCATCTTATATTGTTCGCCAAATTACCGTAGCTAACGCAAGTGGAGATATTAGCTCAGCAAACGTAGCAGTATTAACAACAGATGATGGTAATACATCAAATTCTGTTGCTTCTGCAACGGTGTTAGCTAATGTGTCTAGCACAACAACGTATCAAGATTTAACTCTTGCATCAGATACAGCCACCACTGTTTATTCAGCTGGTGCGCTGTACTTGTTGGTAAATACGGCTGTTGCAAGCGAAACTTGCGACATTACTGTTTTTGGTGACGTTGTAACATTATGACAACTGTTTATGTGACGAACCAATGGAATAGACCGTTGGAATCTGAGTACAACTTTGAACTCATCAAGTTTCCTGTCGGTGTAACTGTTGAAGTATCTGAAGCCGCTGCTCGTCACATATTTGGTTATCAAGATGATGATAAAGAACATTACATGGCAAGGCTAGGCATTGTTAAGACAAGAAACGAAATCCCAGAAGGATTAAAGATTCTTGAAAAGATTTTAATAACAACCGAGCCTCCAAAACAAAACCACTTGTTATCCCCAGTGGTGGACGAATTTCCTTCCCGATCTTCTGGTGTGAAGACACAGAAGAAAGGGAGGGGAAAACTCCTGACTGTGCGATAATTTTTTTTATGGAGTTTAAATGGCTCAGACCCTTGGCGGATACATTACAGAAGTACGCAGATTATTGCATGACGCAAATGGTAATTTTTACACTGATTCTGAGCTTACTGATTATATTAATGATGGGCGTGAACGCCTAGTCCGAGATACAGGCTGTTTACGTTCTATTCAAATCAGTCAAACCCCGCTTAAAGTAAGATCAACAGACACCATCAATGGTGCCGTACCTACAAACCCAGCTCCATGGACTGCAAATACGGCTGTTGCTCTTAACGATTTTGTTTATTCAAACATATTTATTTATCAAGTCACATTAGCCGGAACAACAGGTGATGATCCACCTGCTTATCCACAATCTGGCAATGCCAATACTTATCCTCCGTCTACTCAATTTTTAAACGGTACCGCAGGATTAACTTATGTTGGTAATTGTGAAAATATATTCTATGCGTCATTACCGCAAGGTGTACAAACGCTTGATGTAATCAATATAAATATGTATTGGGGAAACACACGTGTTCCATTACGCTATATGCCATGGACACAATTCAATGCCGAATTAAGATTTTGGCAAAATTACATTGGACGTCCTTTAGCTTTTTCAGTTTATGGACAATCACAAATATTTATTTCACCGGTTCCTGACCAAGTCTATCAGCTTGAAATTGATACGACTTTATTGCCTACACCGCTTACTTCTGCAACTGATTTAGACAACATCAACGATCCTTATACTGCGCCTGTGCCATTTTATGCGGCTTACAAAGCAAAATATAAAGAACAATCATTTGGTGAAGCAGAGATATTTAAACAAGAATATATTAAACAAGCTCAAGGTGTACTCAATAGCGTATTCACAAGACGAATGCCAGACCCATATTCGCAGATTTAGATTATGGCTGCGGTCGAACAGAAAAAATCGTATCAAGTTTCTAAGAACTTTAGAGGCATTAATACCAAAAACAATCGAACAGCCATTGATGATACCGAGTTTGCTTGGCTTGAAAATATACAGCCGCTTGGCTATGGTAACTTAAGAGCATTACCCGCTCCTGAAAATCAAAGCGTGACTTTTGGTGATGCTGTCTCACAAGTCTTTTCTGTTAACATTAACAACAAAGATTATATCTTAGCTTTTGAAGATGATGGTCGTTGCGAATACGTTGACTTAGATACCAACACCGTTGCTAACGTAGCCGTCACAGGTACATTTTCTAATGTAGGAATGCGCGTTTCACAATGGAAATCTGAGCGTGCTTTAATTGTTGATCCTGATAAAGGTTATTTTACTTGGGATGGAACTAACTTAATTAATGTCGGTTCTGTTGGATTTATTGGATTAATCTCTGGTGGTGCAGGTTATACCGAATCACCTGCTGTTATTATCAGCGCACCCAATGATTCTAATGGTGTACAAGCTACAGCCATTTGTTCAATTACTGAAGGTTCTGGCGGT